GTAGAAACAATTTTAATGCACGAATCGGGTGAATGGTTATCTAATAGTTTTACGGTCAACCTGACTAAGCAAGACGCTCAAGGCGCAGGCTCAGCAATTACATATTGTAGGCGGTACGGATTGCAAGCGGTTGCGGGAATTCCCTCTGAAGATGATGACGGAAATAGTGCAAGCGCTCAGCCGTCAAAGAAAGGAGGGGAGACTTTACTAGGCGTTATGAAGGTTCACGGGTGGACAACTAAGGGCGTATTGGATACGTTCAAGCCGACAATACTGGGGTCGCTAGATGAGATTTCAAACGTATCAAACTGTATTAAATATCTTAAAGAAAATAAAGGAAGCGCAAAATGAAGTTATACGAATTAACAGAGCAATATAATAACGCTCTTGAAAATATGCAAAGCTTAGATATGGATCAAGAAACCATTAACGACACGATGGAAGGGTTATCTGGAGAGCTTGAAGTTAAAGCGAAAAATGTGGGCGCTTATTATCTAAACCTTGAAAGCGATGCTAATCAAATAAAAGATGCGATCAAAAACATGCAAGCAAGATTGAAAGCGGTTACCAATAAAGCTGATTACTTCAAAGAGTACTTGCGCGATAATATGGAACGTTCTGGCATTGATAAAATAGAATGTCCACAATTTAAAATAACATTAATAAAGGCTAGTAAGGTTTTAGAAATTAACGCACCGAAAGCAATTTTTGAGGACTTTAAAGAGATTGTCGAGACTGTCAAGATTGACAAAGCCGGGCTTAAAAAATGGATGATTGAAAAGGGATTAACAGAAGTGGAAGGCGCTGAAATAGTAGACGGTAAAAGAGGCTTGTTAATTAAATGAATCTATTAAACACAAAACAAGCAATGAAGCACCTGGGAATCAAGTCAGAAGCAACATTTAAGACTTATAGACAAAAAGGTTACATATTAAAGCCGCACTTAGTAAGTAGCGCGGGGAATGTTTACAGGGACATAGATTTAGACAGAGCGAAGAAGCCGATTGCTAAGTATATAAGCTTTGTAAAAGTATACGGTAGGCTTCACAGGCCAAAGCCGATAGAATACGGCGGCAAACAAGCGTTATTTAATCAATTTTTAATCAATCATAAGAGAGCAATATCATGAGCAAAGTGGGCGTATCACTCAAAATTAATGTATCAATGATAGACAAAGCAAGATTATTTGCAGGCAAGAAAGGCAAGTATTTAGATGCGACAGTATTCATTGATTTAGACGAAAAAGATCAATTCGATAACAGCGGAATGATTACTCAAGACGTTAGTAAAGAAGAAAAGGACAACGGAACTAGGGGAGCCATTCTTGGTAACTGTCAAGTGTTCTGGAAAGATGGACAACAAGCGCAATCAAAGCCGCAGCAGCAAAACCAGCCGCAAAATAACAGCGAGTTTGATGACGACTTGGATAGCTTACCATTTTAAAATAAAGAGCAACGCGCAAGACTACTGGTAAAGACCGGATGGCGTATTGGTGAAACTCCAAACTTGCGCACCTAATTTTAATAGTGTTTATATGTGGTGGGCTTTATGGTTTAAGTATACTTTGATGCAATTTGCACATAGATATTAAAAAGCTTATTAGCTACTAGTTAGCCGAAGCCCAACTTCATATAAACATTTAACAGTAGAGGAAATATTATGCGGGAAATAAAATTTAGAGCTTGGGATGAAGAAAACAAAACAATGATTTCGTGGTGGCCTGAGTTCTTTAGTGATATGTCGCCAGTTACAGGCTATGGGAGCGAATTCCCTGACAGTGATGATATTATTTTAATGCAATACACTGGGCTAAAAGATAAAAACGGCGTTGATATTTATGAAAAAGACATAATCAAGGTTGGTGAAAATATATACCGCATTGAATATATAGATGATTATTTGCAGGCTTGCATTTTTACCATGGAGCAATGGGGGTGGTATCTAAAAGGAAGTAATCATTTTAAATACTGTCAGCAGGAGGACAATACCCAAGATTATTTTTTATGGCAGATTGAAAGCTACGAAGTTGAAAGGGTTGGTAGTATTCACGAAAACCCAGAACTATTAAGCGGGAAGTTATGAACAATATTAAAAAACTATTGAAAGCTAAGTTAATCAAAGGTGATGACGGCGAATTAAAAAGTATGAGCCTCGAAGATTTAGCAAAAATCACGGGCTACAGTTCACGACACTTGCGATATTTGCAGAACGGTGAAAAGCAACCGACTATTAAACTTGCTCGGTTGATAGCTTATGTGTTGACGGGTGAAGATGATATCCGGAAAGTTTGGAAATGAAGCAAGAAACTATCATCAACACTGAAAAAGCTCTTTATGATTATATCGAGCTTTTGAGGTCTAACTTTGATGAGCATAAGTATTTGCGCGTAGACATGAAAACTGGTAAGCAACGCACAGGGTTGCAAAATAGGTCATTACATTTATATTGCGGTCAACTTGCTCAAATGTTTAATAACGACGGCTTAACATTTACAGCATTTTTCAAAGAAGGATTTGAGCTGAGTTGGACACCTGAAATTGTAAAAGATAATATTTGGCGCACGGTTCAATTAGCAATGACGGGCGAAGATTCAACGACAAAGCCGAAAACGAGTGACTACCCCAAAATTTATGAGGTAGTTAATAGAAAGTTAGCATCATTGGGTTATGGTTTAGCGTGGCCTAATAAGGATAGATAGAATGAGAGAGTTGCAGATAAGTGATTGTGTTTATGCAAACGGGTTTCCCGCCAATATTTGCTGGATTGCTGGCGTTGTTGTGCAAATCCCAGAAACTGGTCAAGGTATTGTTATTTATACAAGCATGAACACTGGGAAGCAGTCAAGGGGGTATTTGCCGGTGAGTGTTTCCAAAAACCTTATAAAAGATATCTATATTTTTCAGGGCGAGCAATGACAGTTAAACCAAAACTAAAAACAGGCGGAATATGCGAGGCTTGCAAGGGCGATTACGTGCCAAAACTTGAAGGTCAAAGAGGTTGTGATACTGCTTGCATGTTTATAATAGCTAAAAGAGAGGGTAAAAATGAGCAGAAAGAAAAATAAAAAGATTACAAACAGCGCAAGGGGTGAAGATTGCCAGGTAAGGCTGGAAGGTATCTGCAACTTTATCCCAGAAACCACGGTTTTTGCGCACATTGGCGGCGGTGGCATGGGTTATAAAGCTAACGACATTCACGGGTCCTATTGTTGTTCTAGCTGTCACGACGCTTTGGATCATAGGTTTGAGGAACACCCATGGTCAGCCGATCAATTAAAGTTGGCGCATCATGAGGGAATAGTAAGAACTCAGTTAATATTACTAGAAAAAGGATTAATAAAAGCATGACTATCAATCGATTCAACCCAAGCAGGGACGGAAACGAGAAAGAAATAGTGAAAGCTTTCAAGTCATTAGGTATCAGTGTTGAACGATTAAATACACCGCTAGACCTTCTATTAGGTTGGAATAAGCGCAATTACCTGGTAGAGGTTAAGATGCCAACAAAGAAATTAAACGCTAATCAGGTGAAGTTTACACAGGGTTGGAAGGGGCAATTCTTTATTTGTTACTCAGTAGAAGATGCCTTGAGATTTGGAAAAGAAATTAAATCAATAAAGGAAGGTGGTTAAAGTGGATGATGGACTACGAGAATATATAGAAAAAAACTCTTTTAAAAACGATGTAATCGAAACTGATTTTGAGTTACTGATGGGTACAATAACAGGATTAGAAGAAAAAAATCGAAAGCTAGAAAAGCAACTATCAGAATCAATACCTAAGAGTGAGATAAAAAAAGTAGAGCAAGGTGAAAGCATTTACTATAAAAAACAATATTACGTTAAGTGTAAGTTTTTACGAGAGCTATTAAAGTAACTCAATAACCATTTTCCCGACATCAGGAAAAAGGTTAAATTGTAAGCAAGCGCAATAAGAGATATAATGTAAGTCGAAAAGCAGTGATTAATTACTGCTTGTGAAAATATAAAACATCAAGCAGGGCGCAATGAGCAGCGACAATACTAAGATAGAGATTAACAGCGAACACATTGCACCAATTTTTTCTGTCTTTTTAGCGTTGATGGGCATAGTGTTTTTAATGATGTGGTTATCTGTTAGTTTAAGCGCTGTAAAAGACGATTTAAGACGTAGTAATACAGAAATAAGACTATTGCAGATGCAAGTGCAAGATCAAACAGCTGTCATGATTAGAGAAGGAATTGTGACACATAAAGATTTAATAACTGGACCAACTAACTCAGGCAAGGTGACAAAATGAGCGCAATGAGATGTAAAATCATAATTTGTGGTACGCAATCGCAATCAATGGCAGCAACAGTATGTGAATTAGCTGATGAAATGTCAGAAAATAAAGCGTTAAGTCGAAAAGTAGTAAAAGTACAAGACGACTATATTAAGAAAATGAACAAGTTACTTGCTGAATTAACAAAATGAGCGCCAAGCCTTGGTTGTTTCCGCTAGTCGCAATGGCAATTCCGCAATTATTTGCGGTCGGCGTTGTTTACGGAATGATAACAAGTCAAGTCGGAGCTATTACATTAGCAATTACAGAAATCGCAGTTGATGTGAAAGAAAACGGTAAAATAATGCAGGCTACACAGTTAGTTATTGCAACTCACAGCTCAGAGTTAAGACATCATGAGCAGCGCATAAAAAAGCTAGAGCGATAATGATTAACATTAAACGCTGGTATCACTCAGATTGCACGATAGGCAGATTATCAATAGCTGACTTTCAGTGCTTTACCTTAGAATTGGCAGATTTAAATAATCAATCTAACCGGTCATGTATACCGGAAGGCGTTTATAATTACGAAACTTATAACAGCCCAAAGCATGGCGAAGTATTATTATTGCTGGAAGTCGAAAATAGAAGTTACATAGAAGTACACGCAGGTAATTTCACTAGGCAAATACGAGGCTGTATTTTGGTTGGCGATTCTGTCAAATGGATAGATAGCGATAGCATTCCAGATGTGTCGAATTCTAAAAACACACTGAAGAAGTTGCTAAAATTAGCGGGCGATTCAGGGCAAATAAGGGTAGAACAATGATTATAAACGGCGAGAGCACAGGAATATAAAATGGAATATTGGTATAGGTTTAAAAGTAATCTAAAAGCTTTGTTTTATACCGATGAAGCGTGGAAAAGTCAAAAGCTTGTTTTTATATTTGGTTATTGGCTTGACTGCGACACGTGTTTATTTTACGAAACTTACAATGATGCGTTAAGTAACGCAAACGGATTAAAGGTGCAAAATGATTGATTGGTTAAAACAAGAATGGCAAAACATCCAAAACTCTAAGACTATCAAACTTGCGTACTTGAAAAAGTTAGCGGGTTTAGTCACGTTTTTAATATCGATATCAGGATTCATTGAAATAGAAATAGATCCAATGTGGTTTGGCATAGGCTTAGCTGCGCTCGGTTGGGCTGATGATAAGTTAAGAAAGCTTACTACTGAGTCATTAGTTGCTAAATAATGTTAGAAGTCGCAAAAAACAAGCCAAACGAAGAGACTATTAAAGTTTTAGAGAATGCGCTAGAGAGGGCTAGATCTGGCGACATACAAAACATAGTGATTTATGGTTCTGATGGTAATAAGAGTACATTTAATCAATTCATAGTTAATACTGACTTTATGGTAATACTCGGAGAGTCGCGGCTAGTAGAAAGAGATTTAATTGATCTGCACGCTGACTTAAGAAAAGAAGTATCATGGGATTTTTGCAATGTTTAGAGACTTGAAAGGTGAGAAATAATGAATAAGTTTAGAAAGTTTATAGAGTTGAGCAAATGGTTTCACAGCGAATCAGAGCCTTACGTTTTAGGAGATCGGATTGAGCGTAAAAAACCATCATTCAAAAAATCTGTCATGTTTAGGGTTGCATACCCTTTGGCGTGGTGTAAATTTATGTGGTATTCGAGAAGCCTTATTATAAATGCTTCGTTGGTTAAATAAAAAAGGTGAGAAATAATGCTAGGTCTAAGCACGTTAAAAACTTACGGACTCGGCATTCTAGCGTCTATTGTTGGCTTTCTAACGATAAGAAACAAGCTCCTAAGTCACAAAAACGAGAAGCTTGAGCATGACGCTTTAATTGTTGACGAAATAAAAGCGATTCACGAGCAGCAAGAAGAAGATACAGGCGAGGTTTTAGAAAATGAGCGCATTGAAATTGAAAAAGAAATTAAATCTCTTGATACTCTTAGCAAGCGTGATAGGTTCAACAAGCTCTAATTAAAGAACTTGTTGTACTTGTTTGTGAGTATAAACACCCCGTCTTTAAGCTCTAACACTTCATTATCAAGAGCCAGTAAATTGGCAAGATGATGGTAGGAAACCCCTAGAGCCTCAGCACATTTAGCGCGAGACTCATATTTTTTTGCAAATTTAGATAGCTTCATTTATTTAGCAACTCCCCTTCTTCTGATAAATAATTAAAATTGTTCTCAATGTCGTTATCTTCTAAAAACGCATTAACGTCATCAATATCTAAAAGCTCATGCGCTTTATCTTGCAAGTCTGCATCATTATAATAGCACTCAGCAGACGATGGAACGCTCGCAACATGAGATTCGTTAGAGTTACCACTTAACTGAATTACTAGCTTCTCATCAAGTATGATATTTGCGCTATAATCCGTGCAATCAGTATTGCTATAATCAAAGAACTGTATATTTGTTACTACCATTTTTGAAATGTTCATATTCTTAATCTCGTTTAAAGTTTTTAGCTGAATAAGTGTCATTTTTGATTTGATTAAGCATTTGCTCGCTCATTCTGTCTTTACCCGACCAGATAACGGTAACCTTGTAAAACTTACCGTTAATAATGTCAACACTGTTAAATGTTAGTGGTTTTTCCATTTTCTTAATCCTGTTTAAAGTTTTGCTTGATTGCTTAACTGGGGTAATATTAATACATCAGTGAACTTAATGCAAGCGTTAATATGAAATAAATGCTAATTAGTTTAAATAGTGTATAATTAGCGCATGAAAATACTTATTATCACATTATCTTTAATTTTATCGGGCTGTAAAACGCTAGAGATTGCTCATGATCCGCTGAAATGCGTTAATCAAAGGATAGTACCACTTTCTGAGTTAATGACTTACGAAGAGGTGGAGCCATTAACGGACGAGGCTTTCGGCAAGATAGAAAAATATATTATTACGTACAAAAAGCGCATTGAATCACAATGTGAATTAATTAAACGGCACAACAACAATCATAAAAAGGATTAACAATTGAAATACATATTTTTACTATTTTTAACATTCTCACTGCAGGCGGCTGACGTCTCAGAATATACAGCTAATGGATCTATTCAGAATATCGGCGGTACTGACTTTAGCGGCTTGGAGTGGGGGACTACTGTAGATGGTGTGTCAGGTGAATTTAGAGTTGATAACAAAACAGGAATATTAACTTATCCAACCGGCTCTTGTGGTATAGGTGGCGATTTAGAAGGGATAGCTATGGGTGAACAGGGTACTTTTTACGCAGTCAATGAAGCTAAGAGCGGAATTAGTGTTTTTAATGTTGATAGTGTTACAGGGTGTACGGCTCCTAGGCGCTTTTTAGTAAGCGGGACTAATATAAATATTGAAGGAATAGCAGTAAAGGACGGTGTAATATATTTATTAGATGAAAACACAGGTGGAATTTATTGGTTAGTTGATAACTTCACAGGCTCGCAAGTTAAGCAATTGCTATTCACTATTCCAAATTGCCCTGGAGCTGGTGATTTAGCTTTCAACGGTGAAAACATTGTTGCTATTTGTGATGGAATACCTTTGTTACAAGAATACACGCTAAACGGTGACTTTGTAGCTGAAAATAATTATCAAGGAATTAACAACGCCGAGGCTTTGTATTTTAACGATGATCAAATGTGCTTGGGCGGCGAACCTGATGAATATTTATGCTTTACTGGCGGCGACCCAGTTGATCCACCTCCACCACCTACAGAAGAAACTTGTACTTATTCTGGGTCAGTTGTAATTAATATTGATACAGGCGCTTTTGACGCTCAAACAGTAGATTTTATTTGTCCAACAATTACAGCGAGTGGAACGCTTAACTAGATGTCAATAGCTTACGACAATCAAGCATCTTCATTAACTTTCTCAACAGGTGTAACTGTAAGCATTACACCTGTTGGGACTCCGCGTGGCGTAATTGTCTATGTAGGCCAAAGAACGCCGGTTGACGATACTATAACCGGAATTACTTACGGCGGTGTATCGATGACAGAAATGTCAGACTCGCCTTTCTTGGGTACAAATGCAGAAGCGGCGGCGCTTTATGGTTATTTCTTAGGCTCTGGAATACCTACCGGGACACAAAACGCAGTAGTCACAGCAACAGCAAGCAGGGCAAAGATAGTACAGGTTATCACGCTAACCGCCGCCGCTGATTTGGAAGAAAATATAGCTGAACAGTTAATGGATTCTGACAATGTCAACAATCCAAGGGTGACATTAACACTTGCTAGTGCTGTAGATTCTTTTGTAAGTGAAATATTCATGTCGGGGAAGTCGTCGGTTGGCGGATTTTCTCCAATTTCTGGCTGGACTTCGCGCTCGGAAAGCGACATGGGATCAAATGGAATAGGTGTTTATACTTATGACACTATTAGTTCAGCAGATGTAAGTTGCGGTTATGACAATTCAGGCAGCGGCGAAAATGTACAGCTATACGCGTCGGCATTCAATGAAATATCAGGCGGTTCGACACAGTTAGTATCATTAGATTTAGATAACCTTCAATCGATTGGCGAAGTCACGCTAACCCAAGGAAATATACTAGCAGTTCAAGATATAAGCAACACTCAAGAACTCACAACTCCAATGCTTGCAGAAAAAACAAATTTAACAACCAATAATCTTAATCAAATTCAAGATTTAAGCGTTGTTGATATGAGTTCATCTTCAAGTTTAGCGCTTGCAGATTTAGAGCAATTAAGCACGATCACAAGTATTGGGTTAGTTCAGCAATCAAATCTAAACACTAACAACATAGAAAATGCTCAAGAGTTATCAATAGCTAGCCTAGTTCAAAAGGCTGTTTTATCGGTAAGCAACTTAGAGCAATTATCTACGATCTCAAATGTTAGCTTGGTTAATCAATCAAGTATAACTTTGCAGAACATCGAGCAAGATCATCAATTAACAAATGCAACCTTGATTCAAAATAACAACCTGCTATTAAACGGCATAGAGAGCGCTCAAGACGTTACATCACCAACACTAACACAGGCAAACATATTAACAGTTAGCGCAATAGAGACAGCTCAAGAGGCTAGCAACGTATCATTAGCCATTGCAGGCGTGTTGGGTGTTGCTTCATTGGTCCAAACGCAGTCAACAACAGAGCCAAATTTAAACCAAAATAGCTTATTATCGGTTGATGGTATTGAACAATCACACACGTTAAGCATTGCTAGCTTATTGCAGAAGCATGTTTTATTTGTAAACGGTTTGGAAAGCGGTAATGGATTAACTGCATCAACATTATCGGCAAACAGTATATCTTTACTGGTTGACGGAATAGAGCAATTACAACCGCTATCAAATATAAGTTTAATTCAAGTGTCTATTTTGAGCGTAGACGACCTAACAACAATGGATTTAATTAGTGCGGTTAGTTTTGGTGGTATTGCCACTGGTTATATGAAAGGTGAACTCTCAATATTTTCGGTGTATAATGGCTCAATAATGGTATCAAATGCCACAACAGGCGAAACTAAAGTTTTTAATTCAACAGATTTAAGTTAGAGGAAATAACATGGCTAAGAATATTCCAGATGCAAAATTAGATTTGATGTTAGCGGAGGTTGAGGGTACAAATATTCACGTATGTTCATCCGAACCGACAACGTTCACAGAGGCAACGGCAACATTTCAACTTGCTAGCGATTCAGTTGGAACTTATACAAAAGCGAACGGCGCGACCGACGGCAGACAAAACACTCAGGCGGGAACCACTGGATCTACAATTGATAACACTGGAACAGCTTTACACGTAGCAATAACAACAACTACTGGCTCAGTATTAGAGCTTGTGACCACTGCGACTAGTCAGGCATTAACTGCGGGCGGAACGGTTGATATTGGTTCATTTATTCACACACTAAGAGATCCGACATAATGAAAAGATTTGAAGTTACAGAAAATCCACATTTTGATCATAAAGGTCAGCGATTCCACTTAGGTGATATACTTTCTCATGAGGATGGTCAGTACTTTTGCGATCTAGGCTGGGCTAAGTGCGCAACTACAGGCGAGCAAGGCGAAAGGATACCTGGAACTAGTAAAATACAACCCCATAATGTGACGTCTAAGGCTAAATAATGTCGACTATCTTACTAAGTGAGGGTAATTCGTTTTATGTTCAAATAACTTTGACTAATCCGCTTGATAGTACGTTTATCAATGATGCGACGGTTACAGGTAAGATAGATAACTTCGATGACACTGAAGCAGTTCCAAGCTTCTCTATTCCTTACGTTGCTGCAAGTAGCGGAATTTACAGAGCAACTTTGGCTCCCGATGTTGACATTATCAATGGTAAGACTTACAAAGTAATTATTGATTCGGTTGGTAGTGATGGATTGGTGGGTCATTGGGAATGCACGGTAGTAGCGACAAAAGCGACGGGGTGTTAATGATGAAAGAATACTTAGAGAAATACAGATATTCAAAAGAGGCTGAATTGATAAAGAAAGGCTTAACGAAAGAAAACGCTAAACGATTAGCTAAGCGCATCAAAGACGCTAATAAGAAGTAATAACATCTCTAAAGGGGATTGAATATGGCTAAGCCTAAAGCGAGTGGGAGACCAACCAAATATAGTCAAAAGTACAATGAGCAGGCTAGAAAGCTTTGCTTAATGGGTTATACGGATAAGCAACTAGGTAAGTTTTTCGAGGTTGCTGAATCAACTATAAATAAATGGAAGATAGATCATCGAGGTTTTTCGGAGTCCTTAAAGGCTGGCAAAGAGGTTGCAGACGCTGACGTAACTGCTAGTTTGTTTGAGCGAGCGAAAGGCTACTCACACATAGAAACAAAAGTTTTTAATAATCAAGGTGAGATACTTACTCATGATGTAAATAAAATATATCCTCCTGACCCGATATCCATAAAATACTGGCTTAATAATAGGCAGCCATTAAGGTGGAGGGAAAAGGTGGAAGAAAGCAATGAAAAAGATGAAACGCTTGCAAACTCAGTCTCAAAATTAATTGATAGGCTACCGAATTAATGCAAAGCGGAAACCTGCAACTAGATAGACAGCTTGCAAGATGGTATAAATTAAAGGATCATCCTGTTCAGCTTGCTTTAGTCGAAGCAGTAAAAAACGGTGTCAGGTTTCCACTAGTCCCAGCCGGAAGGCGTTCAGGTAAGACAGAAAGATTTAAGCGTTTTTTGGTTAAGCAAGCAAACAAGACGGTCGGCGCTTATTTTGCAGCAGCACCGACTCACGACCAAGCTAAAAAAATATTTTGGGATGACTTGTTGAAGTTTTCGTTATCATTTACTCATTCGAAACGTCCAAATATATCCGAGCGCATTATATATCTAAACAACGGATCAGAAATGCACGTATTAGGCTTAGATAAACCACAACGTATCGAAGGCATACCGTGGAAAGGTGGCGGCATTGATGAATTCGCAGATATAAAGCCCGAAGCGTGGGAGTCAAACATTTACCCGGCATTAAATACGGTCAATCCACTTGATCCAGATTATAGGGCGTGGTGCTGGTTGCTTGGCGTACCTGATGGATTGAATCATTACTACGATCTATGTCAGAAGGCGGAAGTTGACGCAGATGCAAGCTTTAAAGTATTTCACTGGATGACTGCAGAAATATTTCCCGAAATGGCAGCGGATGCTAAAAAAGTTATGTCACTCAAGCAATACAGGCAAGAGTTTGAAGCGTCATTTGAAACAGCGTCAGGCCGCATATATGAAGATTACTCAAAAGACAACCACACAACAGAAACAATACAGGAACATGAGCAGCTGCTTTGGTACCATGACTTTAACTACACGCCATTAAGCAGTGGTGTCGGCGTCAAGCGCGGGAGCGATTATTACTTGCTTGAAGAAATTGTATTGGTATCAGCTGTCGCTTTAAACTCGGCGCAAGAGTTTGTCGAGCGATACAAGGATCATAAAAATAAGCGTGTAATCATATACGGAGATCCAGCAGGGAAAGCGGGCGAAAAACACAGCCAAGCATCAGACTACACAGATATAGAATCAGAATTAAGGTCGAACGGATGGACTTTTGATCGTAGAGTTCGGTCAAAAGCTATGAGTATAAAAGACAGCCAAAACGCACTAAGAGCAAAGATTAAATCTGCGAACGGCGGCATTTGTTTATATGTAAACACAATAAACGCACCATATACACATAAAGGGCTTTCTACCGTGCAGCTTAAGAAAGGTTCGACATTTATGGAGGTCGAAAGCGATTACCAGCATATTACGACTGCCGTACGATATATGATGGACTATGAACATCCTGTAATTAGATCGATAACAACAGCGCAACGGATGATAGTGTAATATTCCAGCTCACTATTGTATAATATGCAAACAAATTCGGTTAAGCCGATAAACTAAATTAAAAGGCTTAATATGTCAGTAACAACAGTTAGAAAAGAATACGCAGATCAATTGCCAGAAGTTAGACGCAACAGATTTGCGGTGGCGGGTGAGAGATCGGTAAAAAGTGCAGGGGTTGAGTTGCTACCTCCACTTGCATCAATGTGTTGTGATGTGTCTTATTCTGACGACGGCACAGAAGTCTATCAGCAGTATTCAACATTGTCTGGTGACGGGCAGGCGGCGTATGCTAAATATAAGTCATTAGCTTCGTTTTACGGTGCAACTGGTCGGACAGTTGACGGCTTAGTTGGACTTATTTTCTCAAAGTCTGCAATTCAGGACCTACCCTCACAAATAGATTATCTAAATGAAAATGTTGATTCGAAAGGTAGCACATTGCGAGACTTATCTAAAAAAGCATGTACTGAAGCCTTTATTTCTCCCAAGTCTGGCATTTTAGTGGCTAGACCAGCAACCCCCTTGGGTGCTAGTAATGCGCAGGTTGAAGCTCAAAACTTACGACCTAAATTATTGCATTATAAATTTGAAGATATCATAAATTGGGACCATGAAGTCTATAATAATATTGAAAAGCTATCATTACTTGTTCTTAAAGAGCAAGTGACTAAAAGGCTAGGTTTTGAAGTTGAGGTGGAGGATCAATACAGAGTTCTTGAGTTAATTGACGGCGTTTATAATCAATCTCTCTATGACTTCTCAGGCACACAAATACAAGCTTCGGAACCTGTCGTGATCAATAACGCGACATCAGATACAATCCCATTTTATACCATTGAGGTTGGCGCGGAAAATAAAGCTATCATTAATGATTTGGTAGATATGAACTTTCATCATTATCAAGTATCAGCAGATTACAATAGCAAAAACCATTTTTCATCATTTGTAATTTGGTATGAAACCGGCGCTAGAGCTGGCAGTAATCTATTGATGGGTAACGGTGTGAAATGGTCTAATGCAAGTTCAGATGCTACGTTCGGAGTTCTACAGCCCGACGGCAACGCGGACTCACTTAGACTATCACTACAAGACGACGAGCAAAGAATGGCGGCATTAGGTGCTGAATCCTTAAAGCCTCGATCGAGTGGCGTAGAGAGCGCAGAAGCTAAAAGTCTGGATCAAGTAGCGCAGAACTCAACAACGGCAGATGTTGCAATAACTGTAAGTGAGGCTATAAAGAAAGCCTTAAATTTTGCGTCAATGTGGATGGGCGGCGCTGAGGAAGCAACTTATAAATTAAACACAGATTACAACCCGACAGGCATGAATCCGCAACTGTTAACAGCTCAAATGCTAACGGTTCAAAACGGCGTAATAAGCGGTAGAACGCTATACGAAAACATGCAAAAAGGAGAGTGTGCAAATAATGATAGAAGCTATGAAGATGAGCAGCTACAAATCAAAGCAGAAGAAAGCGGTAGCGTGTGAGCGACATATTAATAAGCCAGGCAACGAGGCACAGTCTATTTGTTCAGCGATTCGCTGGGCATCTTGCTAATTTATTTGATGAAAGAATAACCCAGTTAAATAAAGAGATTAAGTTCTTAATACTGACTAACGATGACTTTTCAACGCAAAAGAAGATCGATAGACTTTTAAAACAAGTTAAAGAAGCCCAACAGATTATCTATTCAGCTTATAACACTGAAACGCTATACCCCCAATTAAAAGAATTAGGTATAGGTGAATCAAGGTTTGAATTTGACTCGTTAGAAAACGCCTTATTATCAAGCTCTGTTAAATTGTCATTGCCCGCATCAGCTCAAGTATGGGCTGCTGTAACTTCTTCACCTCTTATTTTTGAGTCATCAAATCAAGTCCAACTATTAGAATCATTTATAAAAGATATGCAGGACGTGGAAATTAAGCGCGTTCAAGATTCAATCAGGACTGGAATAATAACAGGCCGCACCAATTCTGAGATTGTTTTAGATATTGTTGGTAGAAACCAGATTGTTGATAGGGTTGTTAGACAAAAAACCAAGGCAATGGTAAGAACTGCGGTTAATCACGTATCAGCATCAGCAAGAATATTAACAATGATGTCCAATGACGATATAGTCAAGGGTTATAGATTCGCAGTGGTGTTTGACGGTCGCACAAGTTCAACCTGCAGAGCTTACGGACAAGAAAATAAAGTTTACTTGTTGACTGATAGATATCAACCCAAGCCGCCGTTCCACATCGGATGCAGGACGACAATGTACGCCGTATTGATTGACAAGTATGAAATAGACGACTCTAAATTCACAAAGGCATCAAAAGGTAGTGAGGGTGGGGCGCAAATCAAGGGGGATGAAACCCCTTATTCATGGCTTAAAAAACAATCAGCAGAGTTTCAGGATGATGCGATAGGTGTGACAAAAGGAAAGCTATTAAGAAATGGCGGCTTAACTTCTGATCAGTTCGCACAATTAACTGTTGATGAGCTATTTAGACCTATGACGCTTGTTCAGATGTACGAGCGAAACCCTTTAGCATTTAGACGAGCAAACATTGACCCGCCTATTTGATTAATTTAAACAATAAGTATAAAATGTACATAGTTAAAGACTATACAACCCAAAGGGCTTAAAAAATGTTAAACGGATTAGATCAGATAGACTTATCATCAGACGATGCTTTAGAGAAAATACACGCTTTAGCAAAAGGTTTGAATGATAAAAATACAGAATTGCTAGGAAAAGTTACGGACAAAGTTTCTTTAAGTGCAGCAGAAGTTGCAAAACTAAAAGGGCTTGAGGATTTTAAAGCTAACTCAGAAATTCAGGCGGCTAAAGACGCAGAGGATTGGAAGGAAGCAACAAGATTGCAAGTTGAAAAACATCAGAACGAAATTGCAGAGCTTGGCAATGTAGGCCTGGCAGATAAAGAACTAATAACCAAATTATTGATAGATGACGGATTAAACAAAGCGCTCGATTTAGCGCGAATTAATCCAGTATTAAAAGTTGGAGCCGAGGCTATGCTTCGTTCTAGCGCAATAATCACCGAGGGCAAAGCCATGATCGGTGATAAGTCGTTAAGCGATGCAGTAAGCGAATGGGCGGCTAGTGATGCGGGTAAAGCGTATTGTTTAGCGCCAACAAACTCAGGCGGCGATGGTGGCGGTGGCGGTGGTGGAGGTCAAAGCAGTAATATGACACTCACTGAACGAGCAATTGCAGCTAACAAAGCTAATTAAATTATATTAAATTAAGGAATTATCATGGCTGAAGTAAGAATAGCAGACATTTACAACCCACTTGTGTTTTCACAAGCAGGGCAAGAAGCGCAAGTTGAGTTAAACAGCTTTATGGCATCAGGTGTCATGGTTGAAGATCCCCGACTAACTGCGATGGCATCAATTGGCGGGAATATCGGAGAGTTGCCGTTCTTTAAGCCACTAGGTACTGAAGAGCCAAATTACTCAAACGACGTGACTGGAGATACATCTACAGCTAATAAGATCCCTGCCGCTACGATGAAATATCGAGTAGCTAGCCAGAATCAATCTTGGTCAACGATGGATATTGCTGTTGATTTAGCGCTTGCAGATCCAGTTCAGGCAATCACCAACCGAATCGGATCTTATTGGGCGACTACTAATGAGCGTAGATTGATACAGTCAACAATGGGTATCTTAAATGATAACGTTGCTAATGACTCAAGCGATATGGTTGTCAACATTGCTACTGACTCCGCTTCTGCAGTAACGGCGGCTGAATTAGTCTCTAATGATGCAATCCTTGATTCACTACAGACTGCTGGTGATCATCAAGCAGGATTTAGCGCAATTGCTATGCACTCAGTGGTATATAGTCGATTACGTAAGCAACAGTTAATCACTTTTGTTCGTGATGCAGACAACAACACTTTATTTTCAACTTACGGAAATTTACGAGTGATTGTTGACGACTCACTAAGCGCTGTAGCTGGAACTAATCGCGTAACTTACACAACTGTCCTTTTTGGTAATGGCTCCGTAGTTTCTGGAATGGGTCGCACGAAAGTACCGAGCGAGTTATTCCGCGATCCCAATAAAGGCAACGGCGGCGGACAGGAGACATTGTATTCTAGACGTGCTGATATCATTCACCCATTGGGCTTTGAGTTCTTATCTGCGTCAGTAGCAGGTCAATCTGCGACATTAGCAGAGCTTGCAACAACTGCGAATTGGTCAAGAGTTTGGGAGCGGAAAAACGTTCCACTTTCGTTCTTGAAAACAAACGGTTAGTGCTTTTTGGGGGTGTAAAAACCCCCGTTTTTTTGAGGAATTATCATGTCTAAAAAAGAAAAGTTAACAAATACAGAAGAGTTAACAAATACAGAAAGTAACAACCTGATTTGGGCTGAAGTAAAAATGCTCGAAGATGAAATAGAATCAATTAAAAAAGGCTTATTACCTGCTGAGCTGCCAAAACAGGCAAGTTTAAACGAGTGTAATACTTTAGCAAGAAAAGCAAAAGTAGGATCTGTCAAAGTAGATCCAAAGCGTTTAGAAGAAGAATCCAAATTATTGATTAAGCCAGCCAAAAAGAGCTAGTATGAATCGCTCAAGAACAGAAGAAGAAGAAATATTGAATCATTTGTTAATTTCAATTGTACTCGCAAACAGCGGGACAATAATTAGCAATGATAGAAATTCATTACTGCAAAGCTGGCTAACAGCAATAGGGGGCTAGAATGCCGAGCGTTAACTTATTACTCGAACAAATACTGGCGGCTTCAGGCGGCGGTGGTGGCTTCGCTAAAGTCTATCACTTTTATGATAATGACACTGCAACAGCTACAACCCCTATATCACATGGCGCCGCTTCTGCAACAACGTTTTTGACAAATGATGCAATCGGAGTCGGGAATAGAGTTTACAACCCGGACTCAAAAGCTAAATTATGGAACTCAACCACTCAAAAGTTTGATTTTAGTAGCTTAAAACTTGGCGACGTTGTTAGTTTTAGATTTGATTTAACAATCAGCCACGGCGGCGCGCAAGAAGTTAATTTAAAAATGAGTTTGGCAGAAGGTGCAACCTTTCCGTACGAGTTAAACGTTTCACACGATTACTATAAAACAGCATCAACGGGCGTAACAGTGACAGCGGAGTTTAAACTTCCACTTACTAGCCAGCCAACACTGGATAACCCTGCTAGAATAAGATTTGCATCATTGACCGCTGCAACAATTCAAGTCAACGGCTTTTATTATGAAGTCACAGAGGTCTAACAAATGACTTTGATAGTTGAAAACGGCACAGGGGTTGCAAATGCAAATAGCTATGTGACCGATGCTGAATATGTTGCTTATGCGATGGCTAGAGGGCTTGATGTAGGCATCAACGCGCCTGCTCGTGAAGTTGAACTTATACAGGCAATGGATTATCTATTTAGCATAGAAGCAGACTTTAGCGGCGATAGAACGCTAAGCACTCAAGAGAATATTTACCCTAGAAAATGTGTATGTATTAGAAACGCATTGATAGCCAATAACGTCATACCTAAAGAGCTTAAAAACTCACAAATGGAGGGCGGAATTGCGGCAAAAGCTCAACCTTTATTGATAAACGGTTCAGATCAAAATATTGAAAGGCAAAAATTAGACACTTTAGAAGTCAGCTATTTTTCAGGCGGGAGCTTTCAAAATGTCAGACTAGATAGAGTTGAAAACTATTTAAAGCCGCTTTTAAAAAACAAAACTAATATGATGACAAGGGTGTAGCAGTGTCGCTTTCAGCTGGGACATTTAAAGCAATAGCAAATAATTTAGTCGGTGATACTTTCGCCGCTTTTGCTAAAGTTTTAACAATGAGAACGGCCAACACTGTCACTTACGGTTCAGCACAAACATATGCTAGCGAAGTAGGCACAGGAATAGCTCTATCTCTTGATTACAGCGCTTTAAACAATCAATTAGTTCAAGTGGGTGACATTAAGATTGTGACGAATGCAAGCCAGTGGACGACTGACCCAAAAGGCGACAACGTCGATATTATTTTCGATGGCGTAGTACATCAAATCATATTAGTTCAAAAAGATGCAGATAATGCAGCCTATTTTATATTTGCGAGGCGCTCATGAGTTTATCAATCAAAGCTGAATTAAATGCTGATGTTAATGAGCTTGCAAGAGCTACCACGTTAAATGTATTAAAAGGCGTTGTGCTAGCTACTCCAAGAGACACAGGTAGAGCCAAGGGTAATTGGCAAGTTTCTATTTCTGGACCAATTAATACGCAAACTGAACTCTTAGATTTAACGGGTAGATTGGCAATAAATAAAGGTCTAGTTAAAATTTTGGCAGCTAAAACGGTTAAGAATCCAGTGTTCTGGGTAACTAATAATTTACCTTACATCGAAGGATTAAACGCTGGAACGTCAACACAAGCTCCAGCTAAATTTGTTGAAACAGTAATCAAGCAGGTAACAAATGGCTAAACTAACGATTGAAATAAAAACAGTCACCCATTTATTTGGTTGCTTAACGTTTATAGAGTCGCCGAAACGTCGAATATTAGTGACTTTGAAAATACCTTACATCTTGGAGTATACAAAAATTAAAAGGCACACAATTTTTAAGTTGTTTGGTCTTAATCTTTATTTAAGAGCTGGCGACCGTAGACGGACATTTTGGGTGTATCATGCCAGCTAACCCAAGCACAAAGAACGCGCATGAACAGTTAATAACTAACTTGTTAAATAACTTACCAGCGGGGTATACATCAGCAACGGTTAAGCTGCCAAATCGCAACTTCAACACGCCTTTAGACACTAAATGGCTAAGACCTACTGTATTAGTTCAAATATCTAAAGAGGCGGAAGCCGGCGGCGGATGGACCAGGGACGAAGGTGAGTTTATTATCGACACATTCTACCCTATCGGTGGTGACGACTTAGCGCAACTAGCTGAAGCTGAAACAATTGCAGCACTATACAGAAATAAAGAATTAAACGGCGTCAAGTGTCAAGAATCACTTGTTAATATTAATGCTATTGAAACATCGTGGTATAATGTGCAAATAACAACTAATTTTTATTATGAAGGCGCCAAATAACGCGGCAAAATTGCCAAAACATTTTTAAATTAAGAGGAAAACATCATGGCAGAACGCTCATTAAGTGGTAATGATTTCGCGGTTTACTTATCTAAGCAAGCCGCTAAAGGGGCTATTAACGCATCACCAGTATTTACACCGTTTCGACGGACTGAGGGAAAGGCGCGTAAAAATGTCTCCTATGTTCAATCAAGCGAAGTTAAAACTAACCGGCAAGCTAAATCAAACATTAAAGACAACTCTGATTTTGCGGCTGAATTATCACTAGAAGTCACTAAGCAGACTATCGGCTATTTGATCGACGGCATTCAGGGCGTTGAGGTGGCTATAACTAACACAGCAACGACGATAGCGGCTGACGCTAATGGTTTTGTGGCCTCAACTGGTACACCGTTTGCGGGCATGGCGGTAGGCGACTATTTATTCGTTTCTGGTTTTGCTAATACTTTATTAAATAGAAATTATCGAATATCGGCTGTTAACTCAAGCCTTGACGTTGAGGTTTTACCTGTTCCGGTAGCAACTGAAGCAGAAGGGGCAAGCGTTACGGTTACATCTAATCGGACAACCAGCGGATCAACTATTCCTTATTATGCTATTCAAACAAGAATGGTCGATACATCAAAAGCGGGCGATACTGATTATCAAACCTTTTATGACGGTCAAATCAATACATCGAGCTTTGAAATTGGCGAATCAGGCATAGTTACCGGATCTTTAGCGATGGTTGCTGAAGCATTAACTGCGGGAACTGCGGTTATTGCTAGTCAAACAGATGCGGCGGCGGACACATCAACCCCTTTGAGCGCGGTTAATGATGTGGTTAGAATCTGGGTAGACGGCGTTGATTCACTTTGCACTGTTAAAAGCGGCGGGTTTGAATTCTCTAATAATCTGCAAGAAGATAGAGCGGCTGGTTGCGAAGGCGCTACTTACGCTAATGGTGACATTACATTAAGCGGTGCATTATCAGCTAGACTACCGATCGATGCTTCTACGCTATGGCGTGACAAGTATTTAGCAGGAACCAAGGTTGGTTTAGCTTTTGAATTAAGTCATGGTGGCGGTGAATATACTATTATCGAAGTACCGCAATCAGTAATTACAGAGCATGAAATAGCAGACGGTTCTAGTGTTGTAGCTAACTCAGAAATGACTTACCAAGCCGAGGAAGATAGCAGGGGCTTCACAGCGGTTATCTATAGAAACTGGGTTTAGTTAATGAGTCTCGACTTATATCGGGAGGATGTTGAAAAGCATTCTTCCGGCTCGCCTTGTTATGTAGCTAATATGACATTTTTTGTCGCTAGAATTGGCACTAAGAAAGCGCAAGCCGAAATTGCAGAAATAAGAAATGTGTTGTACGGATTATTCCCTAGGCCGAAAGAAATTGACGAGAATGAAATATTCGCTAACTGGTTAAGTGACTATGGCGTGATCGGATGGGAAAATGTAACGGACGATGAAAGTGGAGAATCTATGCCATTTAGCCGCGATTTCTCAAGACGTATATTTCTAAACGAAGCTTACTGGCTAAGTCTTAATCAAGTATTAATAACTCATGCAGCTAACTACGAAAACTTTCTTAATGATCAATCGTATGAGGAAGTAGAAGAAATAAAAAAGCTCTAAGCTGGTACGATGAATTCCCCAATGACAAAATCGCATCAGCACAATGTAAAGCACTGGGGTATGATTACGAAAAGATGCGTCCAAAGCTGAAACATAAAGCGCGCGAATTGTTTTTTTGTTTCTCTAAATTAAACAGACGACGAATTGAACATAGACCATTACAAAAAGCTGATATAATAGACGAAATTAAACACTTACCAAATATTGATAAATCTCTCGAAGTAATAGAATCGGTTGACGCCGAGTGGCTAAGACTTGAATCAGAAAAAATAAAACGGCGGTCTAAATAATGGCACTCGAACGCACAATTAGAATCAAAGTAGACGCATCCAAGGCGGGCACTAAGATTGATAAGCTTGATCGTAAAACTGAAAAGCTCGGCACTACAGCCAAAAAAACTAGAGCTCAATTCGGAGCATTGAAGGCTTCGGTAATTGCAGTGGGGGCGGCTTTACAGGTTGCTGTAATTGCTAGGTATGCTGATGCTTTTTCAAATGTTCAGAACCAAGTAAGACAGACGACCAGCTCCTCGGAAGAGCTTGCACAAAGAACAAAAGATTTGATTGAAATATCCAAGCGATCAAGGGTGCAATTATTAGCAACCTCTGAGCTATATACCCAGCTAACATTATCAACTGAAAACCTTGGCTTATCTACTGACGAATTATTAAGAATAACTGAAACAATTAGCAAATCATTTGCGGTGTCTGGAAAAAGCGCGGCTGAAAGTGCAGGAGCTATCAGGCAGCTAGGTCAAGCATTCAGTGCGGGAGCATTGCGTGGTGATGAATTTAATTCAATAGCAGAAGGTGCGCCGGAGATAATGCGTGCGCTACAGCGTAGCCTGAAACTAACACAGGGAGAGCTAAGAGATTTGGCGGCTACAGGTGGGATCACTGCCAAAGTTTTAGTGGACGCTTTAAGTGGTGCGGCTGAAGTCATTGACAAGAAGTTAGCAGATTCAACGATGACCTTGGCGTTATCATTTCAAGAAGCGGAAACGAACGCGATCAATTTTGTCGGAACAAATGAAACTATAACATCAACAATGGAAAGTGCGGGTAAAACAGTAATAGCACTTTCTGAAAACCTTGATCTATTAGTTACGGCAATACTGACAGCCTCAAGCGTTTACGGTGCCAAGCTACTCTCATCACTAATAACATCAACTGCGGCAAAAGTTACAGCTACAGCTTCCACAATATCACTCGCAAAAGCAGAACAATCAGCGGCGGCTTCGGCTTTGGCATCAGCTAATGCAGAGAAAGCGGCAACAGCGGCAAGGCTTGGTTCATCATCGAGCAAATTGAACGCGGCGGTGGCTTCTGGCATTCTAGCGAAGGCAGAAAATGCGGTAGTGGTGGCGGCAACAAGAGCTGCGGCAGCAAATACAGCAATGGCGATATCGACAAGGGCATTAAGTGCAAGCTTAGCGTTTTTAGGTGGACCATTAGGCGTTCTATTAATCGCGGTTAGCGCGCTAGTATTATTTGGTCGCGGTGAATCAGACGCGGAAATAAAAGCTAAAGAATTCAGCAAAACTATTGATGAGCAAATTGACTCAGTTAAAGGGTTAGATACTGAGTTAAAACTAGCAACAGCAAGTAAAAAAGCATTCGCTCAACAAAATGATTTGATAGCTCAGATACAAGCACAGAAGATGGTTCTTGATGAGTTAGAAAAAAGCGCACTAGCGGCGGCAACAAGTTATAACCAATTTGGTCTAGCGACAACATTGAGCAAAATACCAGAGGCTAAAGATAAATTAAAAGAATTAAACGCGCAACTATCAAAAGTTAGTTTATTAACTACTGAAATATTCAATAAAGAACAAGGCGGTGATGGCAAAATAAAAACAATTGATAAGGTTAAAGAAGAACCTATTTTTGTCAATACTGAAAAATTCAAAACTGAATCGCTCAAAGCTGAATTAGCTAAGCGTTTAGAGATAAACAGAGCTTTCAACGACATAATGATTCAAGACTTTCAAACCCAGCAAGATAAAGAGCGAGCAATAATTGATTTTAATAAACAAGCAGACCTGGCAGATTTGGAAAAAGACATTACTGATAGCAATTTAGGTTTCCAACAAAAACAAGAGGTTTTAGACGCTAATCAGAAATTGTCAGGCGCTAATCGTTTATCTATTCAGCTAGAACTAGATGCTCAGCAAGACGCGCAAGAAGATTTACATAATTTAGAGCGGTTACAAATAGAGCAAGACTTTGAGCTGGCAAAAACTGAAATAACAAGGGTTGGAGAAAAAGAAAGAGCAGAATTAATGGCTCAAGCGGCGTTTGTTGCGCAGAATGCAAATAGACAGTCGTTTGATATGATCATGGGCTTTATGAATCAATTTGCTGGGAACTCTAAGAAAATAGCGGTTGCTTTGATTGCGGTGGCGGCGGCGGAAGGTGCTTCAAGAGTTATGATTGACACTCAAGCGGGGGCTATGAGGGCGGTGGCTCAGCTTGGGGCTTTCGCGGCTCCGGCAGTTGCAGCAATAGAGGCTCGCGGAGCAATTGCTTTGGGTATTATTGGCGCTAATGCCGCATTAAAGATTGGTGCAGCCACAAGCTCTGGTGGCAGTGGTGGCGGAAGCTTCTCAGGTGGCGGGTCATCTAGCCAACCCGCACAGAGGCAAGAGCCAGTTAATCAAAGCACAGTAGTTGATTTTAGGGGGTTAGAAGGGATAGCGGAAACTTTAGCTAACTTTGACCCTGATGAACTTCTACCGGTTGAGGTTACTCAAAGGCTTATCGCAAGCATACAAGCAGTTAAAAGATTTTCGGGTGATGAAGAATGAGTAATGTATTTGTAATTAGAGCAGATTCAGCGGCCAAAAAGTTAGCTGACGCGGCGGCGGCAGAGAAAGAGCCGAGACTTGCTTACGCTAGTATGGTATCAACTAGTACAATCGTAGCTAGTCATGATTTTAAAAATACCGGTTATCTCTACGATGGTATGACCACTCTGAAATGGCGGCCGGCTAATTCAACTCCAACACTTACATTCACAGGCACTTTTAGCAATACTGATTATGTTGGCATAGCTGGGGTTAATTGGGCTACAGCGGGCTGTGTTGCTACTGTTAAAGATTCTGGTGGCAATATACTTGGGACGGTTAGTGGATTGCGAGATAATCAATCAGCATTGTTCATTTTTGCAAAAGCAACTTATACAAGTATTTTGATTGAGTTTACATGCACAAATACACTGCTTGAAGTAGGGGAAGTTTATCTTGGTGAAAGTCTAGCGTTTCCGCGCAATGTGTCGGTAGGATATAAGCCCGGAAGATGGCACAGTAACGATTTAATCACAAACGGTAGAACAGAGGCCAATCAATTTTCTGGCTCAGTAGTTAGAGCGAGAGGGACAACAGAATCATTTTCTATTAACAATGTTCCGGTTTCATTTATGGAGTTTGATTATAAAAACTTTGTGATTAATGCGAGGGGGCTACCTGTATTTTTTCTTTGGAATAAAAACAATATAGGTCATGCAATTTTTGGAAGTTGGACAGCTACAGCACCGACATTTACCAGTTCTTTTTTATCATCAATTAACATTACGATTAACGGCGCAGTATGACATTTGACACACTGAAAGCGCTAGGTAAGCGCGAGGCATTTACGATTATTGAGATTATTCTTGATAAAAATGATCCTGCTTTGGATGGTGAGTTTGCGCTGCAGGCTGACAGTTACGGCACACCTAAAACGACCGATGATATCCGCGCATTTACTGGGGTGGATTTTAGGACTTACCGATATGCTGACCAACAAATATTCGGCATTGATCATTTTCCTAATCTTGGTAAAGTAACATCGAACACACCAGAGATTGACCCCGGCAAGTCAATCGGATTTAGAGCGACAGCAACGGCAACAATTCAAGACTTCATTTGTAATGACGCCTACTCATTACCAAGCCCTTACGATGATAGGCGAATAGTTGGCAGTCACTTTCTAAAATTATTAGCTAGAAACCATGTTAAAAATAGACGAGTTAGAGTATTAAGGGGTTTAGATCCTTTAAATTACAGTGAATCAAATACTACAATCGAAAATTACATTATAGATTCTATATCATTTCCCAGCGAAAACGGGCAAGTTTCGATCAAGATGGTTGACGAATTAATACTTGCTGAATCAATAAAGACAAAGTTACCCACGATCAGCAAGGGCGTGTTGACAACAGCGACAACACCAACCGATACAACGCTGGCATTCTCTTCGACTGTAACTGATGAATACGGAGCGACAAGCGCAACAGGCTATATTGCTATAGAAAAAGAGGTGATGTCTTACACGGTCGATTCTAGTACCGCTATGACGATTACTAGGGGTGCGTTTGGAACTGAAGCGGTCAGGCATGAAGTCGACGAAACTATGCAAAAGTGTATTGTTTTTGATAACGTCAATATCATCGACATAATCACGCAAATAATCACAGACCATACAGATATTCCAGCCTCATATATTCCGACGGCTGATTTTGCAGCATTAAAAACCGGTGATTTAGCTTTATATAACTTAACGCGAGTTATTTACAAGCAGACTGACGTTAAGAAAGTATTAAACGAGCTTATACAATTAGCTGGATTATCTGTTTACGTTGACATAGTAAAATCTCAATTAACTATTGTATCAATACCTGACTTTTCTTTACCAGTAGTCACATTTAATGAGTCTGAACATATCGAGCAGGGCAGCGTAAAAGTCACGCAAGATTATAAGCGTCAAATAACACGCCAATCAATTTTTTGGGATAAATCAGATTCGAGCGAGTCAGATGACACTAAAAACTATAGAAAAAGCTTTCAAGTGATCGATGGAATAGTTGAGCAAGCGGCTGACGTTGGAACGATATCAGAACCAAAGCCGTTAATTACAAACTGGTTAATTAATTCGTCTGAAGATAACCAATTGGCGACTAGTTTTTGCCAGCGTCAAGTAAATCGATTCTCTAAAATACCCTTAGTTATTAAATTCGATGTTGATCAAAGATACATCGGAAATGTGACAGGTGGAGTCTTATGGTTAGGCTCAGTATTTGCCATCAATACATCGAGAATAGTTGATAGCGGGCTTAATAACGTAACTACTACAGCGCAATGTATAAAGATTAAACCAGCAGCTAAAGACGGTCAATGGACTGTCACAGGGCTAAGTTATACAGCAGCAACGCCGATCAGTGCGGATTTATTTATCAGTGAAGATAAGATAGATTACTTGCTAACTGACGAATTAACAACGACAGAAGCAAGAGAATATGTTGTTGTCATAAATTCAGGAGTTACTATTGGATCTTCTTTATCATCATTATACTCATTTACGCAAGGCACATTCTTTTCTGGCGCAACATTAAAGTTGGTTGTACTAGGTCGCGGAATCGGCACGGGCGGAGCGGGTGGGAACGGCGGTGACTCTGGTGTCGCTGGTGCAGGTTGTGTGATAGACGGCGGATCAAGTGGCGGAGCGGGTGGCGGCGTATTTAGCTTTAGCACAGATGCAACGATAGATAACGGTTTTGGCGTAATTTTCTCAGGCGGTAATGGTGGAAATGGCGGCAATAGTGTTTGCTATGAAGATGCAGGAGGGGATTATCAAGCAGACGGAGGAAGCGGTGGCGGCGGCGGTCAAGGTTATTCGTCAAGCGTCGCGGGCATCATCGGGACGGGTGGAATTGCAAACGGAACAAGTGGAAACTTAGCGGCTCCAGGGTTGGGCGGAATAGCTGGTGATTCAGGCGGAGGCTTTGGTTCAGACGGCGGAACTTTTGGCGGCGGTATAGCGATAAATTCAAACGGCAATACGGTAACAATTACAGCGGGCAATAATGCCGAACAAATCAAAGGTAGCGTAATCTAATGGCATTAACACACTATTCATTCACAGCATTAATAGATGCTGACTCAGCAGGCCAAAATATTGTTGCAGCTCAAGCGGTTGCGGTCAACATTAAAGGCGGCGCACTAGCTAACATTTTCAGTGATGATGCGGGGCTTAATCCAATAACACAGCCCGGTGCAGTGACGGACGCTAACGGCATATTTTCTTTTTATGTAAATAACGGCACTTATACAATATCAAGCGCGGGACTTTCCGAGGAGATATCAGTAAATGATTTTCTCTCTTATTCTACGGAAGAATTGACAACGGCAACAATGGCTGCTGATACTAAAAAGACTTATCTGGTCGGCGATGTGATCAATACTGGCGAATTTTCGACAGGAAATGGCGGCGCTGGAACTTATGATTGTGTGGTAGTCGGAACTACTGCAAACGTTGATCTGCCGAACCTTTTTGATATTATAGTCAGCACGATTGACGCGAACAAATGCTTCAGAGTTCGACGCGATATCCCGCTACAGGTTGAGAAAGTGGGGGTTGTCGGTGACGGCACTACTAACAATGACGCAGCTGTACTAAATGCTAAAGCAATGCTTAGAACGAACGGCGTCGATATTATTGATGAAATTGGCGGTACGGTAATAACTGCTTACACTTCAGGAACCTTATTATTTGGCAAAGGTGTTTTTCTTATGTCACCCGACGTGCTTGAGATTTATCAAGACCTTGGCTTGACCTTAAAAGGGCAGGGTAGTCGGCGAACGAACAACGCAATTTATGGTGCCACAACGCTGCTATTTAACGGTACTTCGTCAGGATTTTGCATACAAGCGAAAAGAAATGGCGGGAGAGGATTGCACATTGAAGATATAGACGTTTGCTATAATGATGCGAATTTCACAGGCGATATTTTTGACGTGTACGGCGCACAAGGCGCAACACTAACAAGGGTATTTTTAGGCAACTATGGAATAACGGCAGCAACTAGATTGAGAACAGCGCGTTCGATTGTAAGAACAACTTATGATGAATTTGTTAACTTTACCGACGTCGTTTGCGATGGGGCTATTGACGGCTGGTGGTCTGACGATGTTAGAGATTCCAACGGGAATACTTTCGGTGGTTCTGCTACGACTTTCGATAACGTTGTATTTTACGACATATCAGGCAGTATGATCAAAGCTTTAGGCAATAGGACAAGGCTCGGCGTAGATATTAGGGGTGTTGTATTTAACCCTATCAATATAGACTGCATAAAAGGACTAGAAGTAAATAACATAGACGCTCTTAATGTGTCGTCGAGTATATTTACACCGTCTACAACTAAAAAAGCAACGTCAGGTTGGCTAGATGTAGCGAATTGCACAGGTAGAATTGTAGGTAATGTTTTTAATGATCTGGCAACCGCAGGAACATTGAATGGTAACTTAGACTTTTCTAATAACAAGCTGTTTACGATTGACGGTGTAATTCTAACGGGCGGTGTAATTACAGGTAAAGGCAATGAGTTTGCAACATCGACCACGGGTTACTCACTAGTACCAGTATCGCCTTTAACTGTAGATATCGGACCAGACATATTTAAAGCACCTGTCACTACTAGTTACTCAGTAACCCCTGATAGCGCGTCTCTGGGCGGGACTATCACTTACAGCCCCGAGCAGGACGCATCATCAGCTAAGTTTGTAAGCGCTACGAACAGGGTTACAATAAAAGGCAGTGACGAGCGATTTATTACGACGTCATCACTCCCTGCAACCGGCTCAACGTTTCAGACTGGCAGAACTTACAACGTAACAGTAGCAGGCACTTTTACACTTCCAACACCAGTACCTGGCACTAAATTAACAGTACATAAACAGACTTCAAACGCGTTAACCATAGCGGCTACAGGCGGTAGCTCAATGTTGGTGGGTGAAACGGGATCAAGAACGTCAGCAATAGCGACAACAGCGGAAACGGGGGCTATGATTGAATTTTCAGCTTTCACATCGACGCTTTGGATCGGAAAGACACTATCAGGAACTTGGACATTCACATAAGATTTACCCGACGAGCGCAACGAAGCCCTTAATTGGGTTTTTTTGTTTCTGGAATAAACTAATTCAAATTAATACTTGCGTTATTATGTATACACGAGTATATTTAATTCTCACTAATTCGAAGCAGAAGAAAAAAGGAAATAAAATGAAATTTACAGTTGAAGTTGATGATTTTTGGATTGAAGAGCGGGAGCTAAGCGATGCTTTGCAATCTGACATAACAAGATCAGTAGTGTCTCAAATATCAAAAAGCATTAAAGATAAGGTGGATAAATGCTTGACTGAAAAAATAAACGGATTGATAACGGCTAAACTTGAAGCGTCAATAGAGATCCACATTGAAAATATGCTTAATTCTGGCGAAATAACAAAACAAGGTAGCAACATTTCAATAGTTGAGCATATGAGGGATTTATTTAATAAAGATAGAGGATGGAGTTCACTTGATAGTCACGTTAAAAAATATTCTGAAAAGTTTGCAAAAGATATGATTATTCAATACGACGCTTTATTTGCAAATAAAATAGTCTTGAACATGAAAGACCAAGGGCTTTTGCGAGAAGATGTGGTAAATAATTTATTAGGTCGGGATTAATAAAATGGCAAATAAACAAGGTAGCACAAGAAAGAGGTTTGAAGATTTAAGAGTGCCGATGAATGTAACCGTCAAGCCTGCCACTAGGGCGATGATATCGTCTTGGGGTAATAGTAGAGGTGTTACAATAGATAAATTAGTAGAGCGTGAAATAGAGCGCTTAGAATTTAACTCACAAGGATAATGAAGATGAATAAATTTATAAAATGTTTAAACAAAACCCCTTGGTTGGAGCGTTGGGAAGCTGCAAAATTCTTGCGAGGTCTTTTTGTGGTTCTTTTCGCCGTGGCAACTTTGCCAGTTATTGCGATAGTTATAATTAAGTTTTTAGGTCTTTGGTTTTTGTTTTTCACCTTCCTGCTATTTATAAATTTGTACGTTATAGACTGGTCACACTTTGACAAATGCGGAGATAATGAAGATGAGCTATAAAAACGAAGAGTTTGGACGTGTTAATTACAAGCCGGAAGATGCGAGACAGAATCGAAAGACGACAGAGGAGAAACTAGCAGCGGTTGAGCATAGAAGAAAGATAGAAGACTTTAAGCTCGCTAAAATGTTAAATATAAATGTGGAGGATTTACGATGAATGAATTTAAAGGAAACAGCGACGAACGAATGATTGAGTTGTATCAAGAGCGTATTGCTGGGGTTAAGCATGAATTTAAACCACGTGACGGCCAATGGATTCTGAGAGAGTTTCCAAATAAGCCGTTTTTCCCCGATGTAGAATACCGCATAGTCAAAAAAACAAGAGTAATCAACGGTATCACGGTGCCGATGTGTATGACTGAGAAGCCTGAAATCAATCAGCCTTATTACACTATGGTCATAGGTACGGAATATATTGTCGATATGACATGCCTTGATGACAAATACGATAATTTAATACTAAACAATGGCCTAATGTTTCATACAGAAAGCGACGCTAAATTGACAATGAAAGCAATTTTAGCAGGTACAAAAATATGAAAGCATCAAGCAGAGTTTCAGAATTCATTTCAACTTATCTCGATAACCCTGCAGTATCCGAGAAAATAAGATATGCCGCTATTGATATGCTACTCAATATCAAAGCTGAAGAGTTAGAAAAGCTAAAGGAAGATGCTTCATTTTTTAAAACAGTTGAAAAGTTCGGCAAATATAAACAAAAGGAGGCGTCATGAGAGCTCCAAACTTAGAAATATACAAAGATTTACCTGACGACAGAATATTCAATTCAAGAGACGTTCTGGAAGCTTTCGGATACGGCAGAAAGACAAAAGCATCGTGCCTAGTTACTAACGGGCTTTTACCTCCACCATCTAAGATAAACAAGAGCTTTGCAAAACACGCCTGGAATCGTAGCCGAACAAACCGATTGTTGTGGACGCTTGGCGATTTGCGTAAAGTCGAGAGCGAATTGATTTTAAATAAAACAAGGGGAATAAGATGAACATGCCATTTACTAATCACGATGGGGGGGAGTTGCATCAAGCGCTACAATTAATTATTGGTAGCTCTTTACCTGTTGAGTTGTTCGATGCGTTTTTAGCTGAATACGTTTTATGCAAAGATTTAGATAAAGCTCTAGCTTTTGCCAGACGCGAATGGGATTGTTAATTTTAACTAAAGAGGAGGTAATAATGGATACACATGAAGAAAGTATCAAAGTAATAGAGGAATATTTCGCTTCTATAACTGACGAACAGTTAGAAAAAGAGTATTTAGCTATTAAAACAGGTTCAGGACAGTCTATTCATGATTTTTTGAATCGATGCAAAACTTCAAAGCCAATTAAAGGGGAATAAGATGAGAATCAAAGATCATGTATGGAGTGACAACAAGAATCTTCAATTAAAATGGGATAAGTGGCTAATTAAGGGTTGGTACGGGTTCAAAACTTATGGATGGGTCTGGACTAACTTTATACACGAATGCTTTCCTGAAAATTTGATAGATAAAAACTGGGTTGATTACGCCAAAGACAGGGATTTCCTTGTAAGTTTAAATTTAAAAAGATGTTTTTTATTTTCTAATGATGATTTTGTTTTGACGCCCAGAGTTAACTCTGAAGTTAGGGGTTATATTGCAGAGAGAAGTCAAACATTAAGTTCTAGATTGCTTTCTGATAAATTAAACAGGCTGGAAATATTGCTAGATATAGACTCCGCAAAGTGGCGACACTCAAGAAAACTAACCAAAGATCACAGTAATAGATTAAGCGAGCGAGACAAGGCGGGCAGAAGGGTTGGCATAGTAAAAAGGTTAATGCTTAGAGATTTACCAAGCAAACATGATTGGAATATAACTAAATAATTAACTTTAATTGATAGCGATAAAACGAATGGAGAATAATCATGAATAAAGATGTGGCAGTTAAATGGGTTAAAGCGCTGAGAAGTGGCGAATACACGCAGATTGGGCACACCCTACAGAATAGCCAAGGATACTGCTGTTTAGGTGTGTTATGTAAAATTGGCGGTATAGACGGCGTACTCATAAATACGTTGTCTGGACAAATTAAAGGAGGGGCGCTAGACGATCAACCGGCAATAAAAAAATGGGCAGGCATGAGAACGGGATCAGGAAAATTCAAATTCAAACATCAGAATAATAACTTAATGGCATTAAATGACCATGAAGGATACACATTTGAACAAATAGCAGATGTAATAGAAAAAGAGTGGGAAAACCTTTAATTGATAGCGATAAAGCGTTATAATAGCATCGTCAAAACGTTAAAGGGCTGTTTGCCCGAGTCTTCTAAGACTAAAAACTAGCAGAAAAAGCTGATTTGAACCATCAGTTGAAAGCCAGTAAACTAACGAAAGTCTTTAAAGCAAATTTCAGAGCCTTAGTTTAAATCGTTTACTGGTAACTAACTGGCGGTTCAACTGAGGTTTGCTTTAAGGGCTTTTTTTATGTCCGCAATTCCTCAATCAGATCGAATTAAGAGAGATATGTCTTCCTTAGTTGGCACACCCTAAAGGGCAGCCTTGGAACCCTCACCGCCTTAATTTTAAAAACGTATGAAGATAGCATAGCGTTAGCTGAGTCCGAAAGATAAAACAGTTTGCAGGCTCTATATTAGAGTAAAGTTATCAAGTCAATCTAATAAATATTAATGATTGATTGTCTTTTTCTATACAGCGATTCGTATAAGCATGAAGATGAAAGGAGCCTTAAATCTATTAATTTGGGTTAGGGTTCCTTTTGTCTAAAATCTACCAACTTAAACGTTAAGCATAAGGGGTTTTAATGAATAATGGATTTAATGAGCCAGAAGTTAAGCATGGTCAAGTTAAGATAATTAAGTTTAATAGTGATAGTAAAGCTAAAGAGAATTTAATTAATTATGATAAAAAGAAGTTAAAAAGCGTCAAAATTAAGTCGTTAAGTAAAAAAGAAAAACGCAAAAAGAAAATAAAACCTAGCAAATCATTTTATAAGTCCAGGGGATGGTTAGAGCTTCGATACAGAGTGTTAAGGGTTTATAGGGCTAAGTGTATGTGTTGCGGTAGAACGCCTCAAGAGCACAATATCGTGGTCCATGTTGATCATATTAAACCAAGGTCTAAGTTTCAGCATTTGGAATTGAATTTTGATAATATGCAGATACTTTGTGCTGATTGCAACTTAGGTAAAAGCAATATTGATAACACCGATTGGCTAACTTTAAGTAATAATGACATATTTTTAATTAAGCAATCGCAAAAAATGGGATAGGGAAACCTATCTAATGACACCTATAAATAAAATTAACTGGAGAATAGAATGAGTACTGAATTTAAAGCATGGGAAAAAATAACAAGAGAAAATCCGTTTAATGTGACTATTACGGAAAAAATGGACGGCACTAACGCCTGTATCATCATTCAGGATGGTGAAATAGTTGGCGTTCAATCAAGAAAAAGGCTAATAACCCCGGAAGATGATAATTATGGATTCGCTCAATGGGTTGATGATAACAAAGGCGATCTAATTAATCTTGGTGATGGATATCATTATGGTGAATGGGCTGGCTTGGGAATACAAAAAAATCCACATAACTTGCCTGAAAAACAGTTTTTCTTATTTAATACGTTCAGATGGAATGAGAACAATCCAAATAGACCAAAGTGCTGTAACGTTGTACCGGTTTTATTTGTTGGAGAAATGAATAGTTTGACGGTGCCTAGTATTCTCGATGGATTACAGCATAACGCCGATGACAATGAATCACCGGAAGGTGTGGTCGTCTATTATCACGCAATGAGAAAATACACGAAGCACACAATTAAATCACCGAATGGGAAGTGGTGTAAATAATTTTAACTAAAGAGGAAGTAATAATGGAACAATTCGAAATAATTCAACAGCTCCTAGACGCTGCAAAGCCTCACAACTTAGAAATGGAATGCATTGTGGCAATGGTTAACAGCTTGAAGCCTTTCATAACAGAGGAAGAGCTAAAGAGGGCGTGTGATGATGCTTTTAATAGTTGGGATTTGTAAATAACCGCTTAATTTTGACTAAAGAGGAAGTAATGATAAATTACAAGCGGCAACTAGAAGATGCAATGAAGCGAATTGATATACTAACAAGACTCAAGGTTTTACAGGCTAGAGAGTGGGATTCCCCGTGGTATGAGGGTGTTTATTATGTGCCACACTATAACGCAAAAGGGCTAATAACAGTCGGAATTGCAGTTTAAACAACAAAAAGAAGTAATGGACGATCAATAATAAAGAACCGCTTGATAGCCTTGTTATAATTTGTTAAACTTTAACAACTCAAGCAATAACAAGGTGTACAGATGAAGAAACCATTATCATACAATTTAACAGTAGAGAATCACAAGGCTTTAAAGGAGGTTGGTAAGAGTGTTGGCTCTGCCTCTTTTTGGTTAGATAGACATTTAAAAGAACATTTTAGTAAAGGCGCTCCGGTCACTAAAGAATTACTGGCAGTCAAACCAAAAACCAAACGATTCAAACCGCCAACGATTTGCGAAGTTTCCGCATATTGCGAAGAAAGGCAAAACAATGTAAATCCTGAGTCATTTATCAATCATTACGAATCTAACGGATGGATGCGAGGCAAGGCAAAAGTTAAAGACTGGAAAGCGTGTGTTAGAACGTGGGAGCAGAATTCTAGCAACAAAAAGAGCGAGCTGGATTTTTCAGATGATAAGACGGGCTGGTCTAATCAAGATTATGGGCTAATACGATGAACAGTGACTTAATCGAACAAGCAAAAGCGCAAATCGGCAAAGCTAATGATGTAGAAGTTAAACAGCAGTCTGAGGGATTTATAAATAAAGTCTTTCATAACTTAAAGCTAATCTTCCCGGCGTGGCGTCAAAACTTTAAAACCGAGCGAGAGTATCTGGCAACTAAAGAGCTCTGGTTAAACACTTTAATTGACGAAAACATAACAACACCGGAGCAAATTGATAGAGCTATAAAGGGCGCTAAATTGTCATCTAGTGCGTTCTTCCCATCGATAGGGCAGTTTATCAAGTGGAGTGAGAAAGAAGCCCCAGCATTGGGAGCGGCTGCGCATAAGTTATATGTACCGCAATTGCGAGAGCATACAGTAGACGAATACGCGGACTCAGCCGAAAAAGGTCGAGCTAAAATTAGAGAGGAGTTAGGAATATGAGCGCATTCCAAGAAGTTCCAGCGAATAATTTTTCGATAGCAAGGCGAAAACTCGTTTATGGTGTGGGAATAAATAACGCAGAATATATGGTTCGTCAATTTATCAACGGAAAAAACACACGTTGTCCGTATTATACAAAATGGTCGAACATGTTAAAAAGGTGCTACTCTGAACTTTTCCAAAAAACACATCCTGCATATATTGGTTGCACCACATCAAAACACTGGATTAAATTCTCCAATTTTAAAGATTGGATGCAAAAGCAGGACTGGGAGAGTATGGATTTAGATAAAGATATCAAACTCAAAGGGAATAAAATCTACTCTGAAAATGCGTGCTTATTTATCCCAGCAAAATTAAATAGTTTTTTAAGTGGTGACAACGCAATAAAAGGGGGCTTGCCTCAAGGTGTGTCTTTGTGTAAGTCGACAGGTAAGTTCCGAGTAAAAATGTATCAAGGAGGCAAAGACAAACATTTAGGTCGTTTCGGCACTCAAGAAGAGGCGTTGAAAGTTTACGGATTAGCCAGAGAAGTCAAAATACAAAGTCTAATCGACAACAACACATACCCAATGGCTACGCAATACCTAAGCCAACACATTAACCAAGGGAGTAACTAAAATGAGTTTAAAAAATCACACATGGAGCGATTACGATGTTTCATACAAAGGACCTAAA